ATTTGGGTACTTTAAGAGACTTTCCCTTCACCAATCTATTTGGCACAGATGCGGTGAGTGTAATTTCGCCGTTTTCATACAATACTTTTGCCAATTGAGATCCAACTGCGTAAGCGGACAACATAGTGGCAGGTGTTGAAGCGCCAGATATTTGAATATTACCACTCTTGGATAAAATATATTTGCGTTCCTTGTATGTTACGTACATGAATGGAGATCTTTCTATGTTATATTCAACATATGAAGCTCCGTATTGTCTTAATAATTTTATAGGAAGAGTTTCCATATTATTGAAAATACCATTCACTCTAAACTGACCACTGAGATTGTTATACTCAAATGGATTGTATAAGAAAGCTTCACGATCACTATATGTGTCTACCATGAACCGACGAATAAGTTCTGGTTGGTTTGCAATATTAGCTCCAATAAACCCACCCGAGAAACGAATTTTACCGTTTCTGTAAAAGTTGACTGTGGCACCCTTTGATTCTGTACCATCAGAAATAACAACTTTTATCTGAACTGTAAAGAATTTTTTATTAATATCACCCTTCTTACCATATTCACGAGTATGAGAGAAACCTGTACTAAATCTACCATAAATACCATTGATCTCTTTTGTGTCTATATAAAGACCTTCACCAATAGGTGTTTTTTGAAGCGGAGTCTTGAGAAGAATTTTCTTGATATCAATTCTTGTTTCTGAAGTAAAATTCTTATTTACAGTCGCATTAAACATACCTGGATTTAACTTACTCACCTTAAATGCAATTGATGGTGGTGGAACAGCCGCAGCAATTATGTTATTTACGTTGTTATCACTATTTGAGACATTCACAAATTGTGCAAATTCGCCGTAATTGGAATTGTCAATGATATTTTTTTCAAGACGTTGAGGAAATCCCATATCAGCTTCAATCTCGCGAACCAATGCGTTATTTGACGCAGTTGTAGAAACAGAACTTGGAGATGAATTGATTTCTACTCCCGACTGCTTCACAAATTCTTTGAGCTGTTGGCTCATTATTACTATTGGACATCATTTTTTTTAGTAATCTTCGCTGAAGCCCAGATTTTCTTCCACCACATCAACACCATAGATGATCGGTTGTCTTGGATATGTACGACCCTTGTAAGTGACCACCTCTTCCCTGACTTCAATGTCACGGGAACTGAATGGACCTGCGTAAAAGTCCTGATTAAACTTGGGGCGTCCCAAATTATTTGCTTGACAATGTTGATTGAAGACTTGAATGAAGAGCTTTTGTGGCACGAATAAGTCTTTCCCAAAGATAATGTTCGTGGATTCCAAAAAGTTGTGTAGTGTACTTGCAACCATAGCCACTTGCTTCTGAATCTTCTTGAAGTATTCTGGAACTACATTCCAAATGTCCTTGTCTCTGTATTTATTTGAATAGTCAAGATAAGCCCGAACACACTTGAGAAGAATAATAGGTAACTCCCGATTTAACTTTTCATCAAGTTGTGGATCTGCGTCTCTGACCTGCTTGGAGAAGTTCCATGCCAAAATACGACGTAGAACTGAACCCGAGTTATCTTTCCAGTTTGGAACTTCATTACCACCTAAAACACCTGGAACATTCCATTCAATAGAAACAGCAGTCTTGTTTTTGACAGCAACACTTACATCTTCTCCACTTACCATAGATTGGAACTCAGCTTGTTCAAGGGCGAGATCACCTTTGACCTCTGGGGCAATAAACATGAAAGAGTCTTTGATCGCTGAGAGACCAAACTTCTTTTCAATATTATTTGAGAGTGTACCCACATCTTCATTTTCATAAAACTTTTTGAAGACCTTTGTAATAAGGGTTGATTTTCCTGATCTGGCAATACCCTTGAAGAATGGAATCACTTGCCATCCATCGAGTTCGCCAACATCGTAGCACAATCGCCCACCCATTACATAAGCCCAATTACATACCTCATCCTCAAAATTTTGATACTTGAGAACTGAATCAAAAAATGGCGTTGGAATGTCTTGCCATTTTTCAATATGTGAGAAATCATCAAATTGTTGATCAAAGTATTTACATGCAATAATAGTTGGATCAAGGCAGCGGAACTCGCGACTGTCATAGGGATAGAATCGACAATCATAGACACCACGATCTGGAATCCACTCCTTACCAACAAATACACCATTTTTGAATGACCAGACGTGGCGTCTTTTTATGATTTCTGGAAATTGAGCGTCAATACACTTAGTCATGTTATCAATGACATCACGGAACACACTCCCACGACTTGTAAAATTTTGCCACATTTCAAACGCATCATCCTTATGGGCAAGGGAATATACATATTGTTCAATGGTAAACTTGGGTTGCCATGCACGAGTATGATGTCCTTCAATAGTCCTGATTTCTTCACAACATTGCCCCTTATAACGACGATATCCCACTTTGCCTAATTGATCTAACGTATACAAAAGACATTTTTGAAATGGGGTTGATTTTTCAACTGCTTCACTGTCAAGTGTTGTTGGATCACCAAGGACATTAAATTGTGGTTGAGCAGTTGGATTCTCTACTCGTTCATATGACATGTAATGGCGACGAATATTGTGATATCCATCATCTATTTGTTTTTTGACATTGTTAATACGCTTGACAATTGTTATACCGTCATCATTGGGTTCATTCTTATGAATCTTCAGGTCTCTTGTATGATTTTTTAAATTGGTAAGGTATACACTTTGTTTATCACGAATACCTTTGATAGCTAAAATATCAATCTGATTTGGAATTGGATTACCTGCGTCATCAAAGTTATCAGGATGAATAAATTGACGATATCCCAACTCACGGGCATTTCTAAAGTCATTTGTTTTCAGAGACCACGCCTGTTCAAACTTGTTAATGACATCGTGCACTTGTTCTTCTTTCATTGATTGGATGTGTTGTTTCTGAAGTTCCTTTAGAGCCTCATACTTATTAGGTTCCTTATCAATGAAATGGGTGTGCTCCATTTCTATGTATTTAATGAATTACGATTTTTGTTTCTAAGCTGATTTTGGGGGTTGCATCTTGGCAAGCATTTTAATTAATATCTTGTTTTGGGTTTCTAATTGATAACAAAGATTTACCAGAGCAGAACACACAGTATCTCCGTCTGGGGTTGCTAAAAGAGAAGTCATAAGACCCGCAAGATCAACACCTTCTTCATCTCCCTCTTCTTGGAAAAAATCTTCATCCTCAGTTAGTAAAATATCTTCTTCATCTTCTTCTTCTTCCGAGACAATCTCACCATCTTCAACTTCATCAACAGATTCTTCATCCTCAGGACGAGACGACATTTTAACTTAGACTGAGAATTTTCAAAATCAAAAATTTCGCACTTGGTGCGATTTTGTCCAGAAAAAAAATGTTGCTCTATAGTACAAAAACTCTCACAATGGCCGGTGGTCTCATGCAACTCGTAGCTTATGGCGCTCAAGACGTCTACTTGACTGGTAACCCCAAGGTTACCTTCTTCCAAGCGGTGTACAAGCGTCACACCAACTTCGCGATGGAAAACATCGAACAAACTGTTAACGGTACCGCCGCCAACTCCGGTCGCGTGTCCGTCACTATTGCCCGCAACGGTGATTTGGTCGGCGACATGTACGTCGAACTTCAATCCGCTGCGGCGAACACCAGCACAGCTGATGGCGATGATGCTTGCTGGGTCGCTGAGCGTGCGATCGCTTCCGCCGAATTGTCCATCGGTGGTCAACGCATTGACAAGCACTACCAACGCTGGTGGCGTTTGTACTCCGAGCTTTACTTGGACGAGTCTAAGAAGGCTAACTGGGCGAAGATGACTACTGCCAAGACCGGTAACACCGTGTACTTGCCATTGATTTTCTTCTTCAACCGCAACCCAGGCTTGTACTTGCCTTTGATTGCTTTGCAATACCACGAAGTCCGCATCGACTTCGATTTGACCAGCACCTTCTCCACCTACTTGAGCACCTCTGTGTTCAAGGTGTGGGCGAACTACGTGTACTTGGACACCGAAGAGCGTCGTCGCTTCGCGCAAAAGGGTCACGAATACCTTATTGAACAAGTGCAACACACTGGTTCCGACACCGTCACCGCGGGTTCCACCTCCAACAAGCGTCTCTCCTACAACCACCCAGTTAAGGAGCTTGTGTGGTGCTTCAACGACCCAGCGGCGGCGAACGTTGCCACTTCTTTGTGGAACTTCACCTCCGAACCAGCGGCGGCTGACATTGTCCTTGAATGCGATGCCCGCGCGGGTACCGCGGCTAACTGCTACGTGCCAATTGGCCAAGCGGGCGGTGTGCCACTCTACAACGCGGATGCTTCGACTTCCGACTTCGATGAAGAGCGTGTTGGTCCAATGACTGACTTCAAGTTGGTCCTCAACGGTCAAGACCGATTCAAGGCCCAAAAGGGTAAGTACTTCAACCAAGTGCAACCATACAACCACCACAGCGGTAACCCATACGCTGGTGTGTACTCGTACTCTTTCGCCCTCAAGCCAGAAGAGCACCAACCAACTGGTACTTGCAACTTCTCCCGCATCGACAACGCGCAAGTCGCGGTCACCCTCCCAGCGGCGGTTGCTTCCACCACCATGCACATGTTCGCGGTCAACTACAACGTTCTCCGCATCCAATCCGGTATGGGTGGTTTGGCCTTCTCCAACTAAGTTGTTGATGGCTTAAATCTATAAAAAATTCGATCGCGTCATTTATAAAAACTCAAAAATTAAGATGGATCAAGCATCCTAATTTTTGTGCGAAGTAAATTAAACATACCTCCCTCATAACAGATAAGAATGATTTGCGTGTACACGGATGGTAGTTGTCTCGGTAATCCAGGCGCCGGTGGATGGGCGGCACTCGTCGGAGATCTACAAATATATGGTGGTTGTGATAAGACAACGAATAACATCATGGAAATGACGGCAGTTGTGAAAGCCCTTGAGGAATGCCTCAAAAAAGACATTCTTGAGATACAACTATTTACGGATAGTAATTATGTCAAGAATGGAATATCTTCGTGGATTCATGGATGGAAAAGGAATGGATGGAAAACCGCGTCGGGGGCTCCCGTGAAGAATAAAGACCTCTGGGTTCAAATGGACACTCTTACCCAAAAAATGACTTCTGTGGAGTGGAAGTGGGTCAAGGCGCACAATGGACATCCACAAAATGAACTCGTGGATAGTCTCGCGTACCAACAGGCGACAAAAATTAAAAATACCCGCGTAAAATAATGGAAGCACATGAGGAAACTCACCCATGGTGTGAGAAGCAGGAGAAGCTTCTAAAATCGTGGGCGGAGAGAGCTGCAGGATACCGCTGGCTTCATAACCACGCGCGACTTCACTACAAAAAACAGAATGATTACCTGTCATATCCGAGTATAGTCATCGCGAGTATTACAGGTGTTGGGGGTTTCGCGGTTCTCAATCCAAGTGGGAATGATAATGTTTCAACCGAGACCCGAGCCAAGATTATGATTGTTCAGTACTTTTTTGCATTCCTCAATGTTTTGGGGGGTATCCTCACATCTATTAGTAAGTTTAGTCAAAGTCTTGCACTTTCCCAATCACATTCAGTTATGTGTGTTCAATATTCAAAGTACTATAGAAATATAGATATGGAATTATCCCTTGATGAAAATGATCGCACGTGTGTTGTTGAGTTTGTTAAGAAGTGTCGTGAAGAGTATGACAGACTTCTTGACGAAGCCCCAGATATTCCCGCGATATCTATAGAAGCTTTCAACATTGAATTTCCAGACAAGGTGAATAAACCTGATGTATGTAATGGTCTAAGTATTATTATTTGTGATGAGACCGCGTCACAACTCGCATCAAGACGAGCAGTGACCAGGTGGTTGGGGGCGCTCAAGGGTATTACCCGTAAAAGTAGGGATATAGATGATTTAGCCAGAATGGAGAGTGCATGATTTGTCAGCCACCAAAGCATAGAAAGTAGTAAATAGAACTAACACTGGTAAGAAAATCTTTTGTCTTTGTGGAAAGAAAGCCAGACCCAAAATGATTAGACACAATATATACATGTACAAGAATTGTGTGTATTCAACTATGGCTCTCGTGTACCGATCAAATCCTGGAGAACCTGGATACGATACAAAGATGGCATCTGATTTTTGTTTTTTGCCCAAAGGTCCAAAGTTCTTGAAAATCTTTTCATCTTCATCAACTGTTATGAAATTATATTTTTTACAAAGAGCATTAAGGTTAATTTGATCATCCAAACATTTCATATCAGCTTCATTTTGTAACATTATCGTTAATTCTTTTACGTAACCCATATACATACCAGCATTTGCCGTACTCTTTTCGGTACATTGATCAAAAATTAAAGAACGACCAATAACTGGTAAGATCTCTGGATCCTTTGACATAAGAACTCTACAATTACATTCTTTAAAAAGTTCCATGACATTTTCAGGACTTTTATTAATTTTTGTATCAAAACCATCTACAAATACAATGATATCGTCGTCATTTTTTGTTTTCATGTATTCCAAAAGACCTTTAGACTTATCGGAGTAGCCATTCCATTTCTTACCCCACCCTAAGACTTTTACAGGTACACCAAACTCATTAT